CGTGATGTCGAGGTCGCCGGTCGGGATGCGGAAAACGTCGCCCGATGAAATAGTCTTGCTGGAAGCGAGATTACCATAAGCCAGCAAGTTGCCGGATGTCAGCGCATCAAACACGCCCACTGCTACAACTGTGCCCCATGTGCCTGTAGCAACCGGCCACTCGACCGCAGAGGTGTTCGTAGCAAGATTGCCAGAAACAGTGAACGCGCAGGTCTGTCGGGCGTAAGAACCGCCAGAAACTTCAGTGCCACCGCCTGTGTCTGTGGGAGCCACAGTATAAAGAGCGATGTACAAAGTCGCAGGTGCAGTATAAGCAGTGCCACCAAAAACGTGGGCAAGAACTTTGTTCTCAAGATAATCGCTGAACGAACTCATCCGAATGTCCTCCGGGTCGCGTTAAGTTTGCCTTCTGGGAACTGCGCCCGTTCAGCTTCAAGTTGCATGGCTTCCATCGCTTGGCCCATTGCCGTGGCCCATAGTCCAACGCGCTCATCGTCTTTCAAATACGGAGCGGCCTGCATCAGCGATGTGTATAGGTATAGGTCCGGTGATTTAGTCAGCAGCCAATTTGTCGTATTGCCGCTCGATAAAGCAGGAATTTTGCCGTAATAAGTCAATTCCAACGTGATGTCGCCGCTCGGCTGCGGAGCCAAACGGAAATTGCCGTCAACAATGGAATAGTAGCGCGAGGTATTCGTGAGATTAGGGTTGCCATTGAGTTCGTTCAGCCGCTGGATGGAAACAAACTCGCACATCCCGTGGTAATTTGTCGGAGATGTAAGACGGAGCGAAATGGTCTGGAGATGGTCGGCGGGCACAGCAAAGTACCCGTCCGACACCGTCGCAGTAGCGACCTTGACCATCTGCGCCACACGCAATTCCCGGTTGAACCGGGCTTCGGACAAAGCAATGAAATCCGGGATCACGGATGTCAGATCCGCCCGGTTCAGCCAGTCTGCGATGGACGCTTGAAGGTCCGAATAGGTCGCTAGGGCCATTACACGTCCTCTAGGCAGGCTTCAGCATGGTCGTGAGTATACTCGAAAATCCCAATATGCTTGACCTCTTTAGAGAGATCTTGGTCGATCAGGATCTTATTACCGTAGATGCGCGCCTGCTTACAAAAATGAATGTCTTCGCCGCTGAAGTTCCCGCTCTTGAGCGAATAACCGATGTGGAACCACGGCTTAGGCATGGACTTTAGCACATCTGCGCGCACAAGGAAAACACCCATTCCTACCGCGACTACCTCGCGCAGTCCGGTGTCCTCCGGCTTGGTATATACGCACTCCCACTTGCTTTCGATGAAGTCGAACGCAACCGTTTTAACCGGGATGCGACGGGTGGCGTAGTTTGCGGCCACGATGGGCACGTCATGGGCCAAAAGACGGTCCAACGTGTCCTTTGGGAAACGCATGTCCGTGTCGAGCCACAAAATCCAGTCAGCGCCGCTCACAATGGCCTGCTCGGCCAGTTCTTCGCGCTGATTGGCGATGAGAGTGCCCATACTGGTCAGGAACATTAGCTCGTCCCCATTGGGAAGGTGCTGGCTAGACCAATAGGCAGATAAACGGGCCAGATCGTAGGCAAACCCAGTGTTTACCATGTCCCGGCAAGGAAGAGCGATACAGACCTTCATACCGTACCTCCGCGCGTGCGGAAGATTTGGTTGGCTGGATCATTGAGCCACTTCTTCAAAGCGGCCTGATCGTTCAAGATGCCTTTTTTGATGAGGTCGTAGTAGACGGTCAGTGGGATCGACGCGACTTTTGCCATATCACCCCAGCGCGTCGGCGCATCATTGCGCGCCTGCTGGTTGGCTTCACCGATGTCATCCCAGTCTTGTTCCGTGATGATCGAAAACGTGTCATCCGAATGATCGTACTCGAATGTCCGTTTTATCCCCGTATAGGGGTCATAGCTTAGTAGCCTACGATCTACCATTGTGTCCTCTTTAGGAAGAAGGGGCGGCTCATGCCGCCCCTCCCAGAGATTACGACGTGGTCAAGTCAGCCGCAATACCGTGGGCCTTTTCGGTTTTCACCTTGAGGCCGTATTCCACGAGGATCATGCGCTTTTCACTGTCGCCCGTCTTAGCAAGCGTCTCCGTGCGGAAGTTACGGAGATACGCAACTGCTGCGTATTCGGGGTCGAGGATGAAAGCGTCACGCTCACGCTGGAAGCGGTTCGCAACAACCGACACGTTGCCGAAATCCGACACGTAGATGTCAGCAGCGCCGATGATGACCGACGGCTTGGCACCCTGCACGTTGAAGCGGGTAGCGCCGATACCAGCAAAGCCGGACACAACAGTCTTGTTGTGCGGACCGACCATGAGGATCTTCGGAGAACCGCCTTCAGTCCACACTTTCTTGATAACGTCCTTGAGGATCGTTTCAGTGAAAGTGCGCTGCGTGCCGTCCGTACGACCAGCGTTCGGATAGCCGTCGTTGGTCGAAGACATCGTCGGGTTTGCGCCGCCCGAACCGAAGTTCGTGTTGGTGCGGAGCCAAGCCGGGAGGCCAGCGGTCGTGCGAGCAGTCGTGGAGTTGCCCTGTGTTGCTGCCTGATTGCAGAGCAGGGTGGCTTCCATGTCGCGCTTCAGTTCCGAAGAAGCCTTAGCGAGCTGATAGGCCATTTCCGAACGCTTGCCTGCTTCGTTCACGGCTTCGACGGTGCCCGACGTAGCGATAACCTTACGCGAAATCTGCGTGTAGTTAGCAACGCGGTTCGTCATTGCGAGCGAATCAGCCGAAGCATCGTCGCCTTCGATCACGGCGTTCGTGGTCGAAGCAGCGGCGAGAGCGTCCGTCTGGTGTTCGAAGTAGGTGTTTTTCACCGTCTCACGACCGACGTTCGACATGAACGGCGTTTCTTCGGGAGAGATGTTGTAGATAACGTCCGCGAGATCTTCACGGACCGAACGGTACGCATCGTACCGATCAACGAGGTTGGTAGGCTGAGCCATTACGGCCTCCTTCAGAGCAGGGTTTCAAAGATGGACGCGGCATCTTGCACGCGGCCTGTTTTGGCGAGACGCTGTTTCGCGCGAGTGACTTCGGTCGCAGCACGTTTCGGAACGACGTTCGTCTGACCGCCTGCTGGCGCTGCCTTTGGCGCACCCGGTTGGGCTGCTGCGGGCTTGGGCTTGTTAGCCATCATCTGATCGTACTTCATGGCTTTATATAAAGCCGTTACAGCACGATGGTCGTAAGCCTGAGAAAGTTCTTCGTCTGAGAACCCAAGCTGGTTTCCGTATTCACGGAGTTTGCCACGCTCGGCCAGATAAGTTTCCTCATTCTTCCATTGCGGGATTATGTCGAAGAGCTTTGCCTTCTCTGCGTTTACATAGTCCGCAAGGGCGCGTTTAGCTTCCTGTTCTTGAACCTGAGTAACGCGCTGCATCTCAATTTGAGCAGCAACAAGTTTCTCTTGACGTTCGCGGTACAGATCCTTTTGACGCACGTATTCCAGAGGATCTTCGTTATACAGTCTTTCCCAGTTCGGCTCCTGCGGCTGCTGCGCTTGCAACTGCTGGGAAAGTGCCGTGAGAAGCTGGGCGTACTGTTGACGTTCCTCTTGGACCGCTTGGAACTCTGCCGCCATAGCTTTACGCTGTTCGGCCAGTTCCATTGTCTTACGCGAATAATCCGCCGTCCTTGAATAGCCGTTCAGTGCTTCTCGCAGCGTGACTTCTTGTTCCTTGCCGTCAACTTTGACGGTGACAATCTGGTCAAGCGGATCAGTCTGTTGCGGTGCTTCTTCTTCTTCAGCGGTTGCTTCTTCCTCAACAGCACCTTCGTCTTCCCCTTCGGGGGCTTCAGATGGCGTCTCTTCTGTCGTATCGGAAGCAAGCACCTCGGCCTCATCGGCCTCGGGGGTGGTGCTTTCCTCGTTCGGAGCGGGTTGGTTTGCGCTGTCGCCAGCGGCCATCATGGCTTCGAATTGTTGGGCAGCACCAGAGATGCCGGTTCCCTGCGTGGGAGTGCCGTCAGACATTAAAATACCTCATTAGGTTTTACCGCGCAACCTCCGGTTCCAAGCAGTTATCCGAGTATTGGCGGCGATTGATCCAAGTTCCGTTTTGAATTGCTCGATTGCACGAACCAAAGCCCATGCGTGATCGCGCCCTTCACTATCCTTTGGGTCGGACTGTTTCCAATCGGAGATAGCCCGATCCTCTAGGATTTCTAAGACCTCAAGGACCAACGGGTCATCCAAAAGGTCTTTCGCCTTGCGCGAAACTTCTTCGTTTACCTTCATTGCGGCACCACGCCTTGGCGCGCGGCAGCAGCCAGCATGTTGCGTTCACGTTCCATCATGGCGCGGATGTTCGCAATATCGACCTGCGTGCCGTATTTGAGTTCAAGTTCCGTTGCGCGCAGGACCAAGTCAGCTTCAAACTTATCGCGTTCGCGGTCGTCCGCCACGATGGCCTTGGCCTCTTCCAACCGTGCCTTCGCCGCTTGGATTTCGATGTCCGCCAAAATCTTCTGGCGCTCGACTTCCGCCAACAACTCAGCCGGATCTGGCTTGGACGCAGCCTGTTCAGTCTGCTGTTGCATTTGCTGCATTTGCTCCGGCCCAATCGGACCGAAGTAGCGCGCGACATCCTTGAAGTCGTTCGCCGTCAGGATGTCGTTCATCGTGTTCTGCATCTGCATGATGTTTGCGACCGGGTTGAGCGGCCCCATCATCTGCACGGCTTCTTGCTGCTTTTGCAGGATCATCATCAGCACGGCCAACTTCTCAGCCTTGTTGCCGTTGCCCAGACCGACGTTGACGGCCACGTCCATCGACGCATCCCAATAACGCGGGTCAATCGGGACGTACTTGTTCCGCAACCGCACGATGCGCGGAGCGTCTTGGAACTTGATGATTGCTTTCAACAGACCCTTGAACAGACGCTTCATGCCCGTTTCCGCAAAGATGCGGGCGATGAGTTCGATGCGCTGCTCCGCACCCTGCGTCATCAGGTCCACTGCTGCCTTCGTCGTGGACTGCAAGATGTCTGCGTTCACGCCACTCGATTGCGGCGTGATGCCGGTGCGCTGCGACTTGATCTGGTCCAGATAACCCAGCACACCCAGCGCCTGCTGGCCGACGAAGCTTTCCGTCAACGGCTGCACCATGCCCGGCGCACGCTGGCGGATCACGGCCCCGATTTCCGTGTTCATCACGTCGTCAAGGTTCACTTGCCCCTCGACCACCGCCATACGCGGCGTGATGATCTGTGCGAGGCTATCAAGCGTGTTACGCAGAATGTTAGACTTGATGAGCTGCAAGTCCATGACCTGCTCGGCCAAGGACTCGCCGATGACCGTGTGCGGCTCGGGATCTGGGCAGAACAACGCCATCGGTACTTCGTCGATGACTTCGTCGTGCAAGACATGCGCTGCCTCGCCAATGGAGCAAACACGGCGCAGTTCGGCAATTCCATCGCCGTCCTTGTCCACCCGGATATAGCTCTCGACGTAGTACACGCGCAGCAGCGCGTCATCCGGCTGGTTCGTGCTGTCAAGGAAAGGCTGGATGGCCGGGTTGCGGACGAAAGCTTCGTTGTTCAGTTCGAAATTGTCGCCGTACGATCCTGCATATTGCATGATCTCGTCGCGGTCGTAGCCCATCGCCACAAGGTCCGAAACGGTCCGTAACTGCCTGCGTCCGACGTAGTTCGAAGTCTCCAGATCGCGTGCGTTGCGCGAAACGAGGAACTCTTCTGGCGGCACGGCTTCGACCACCAGTTTCCGCTGCTTTTCTTTCTTGCGGACGCGGATTGAGTAGGACACGACGGGCGGGCGCATCATCATGCCCGCCTCGTCTGCCATACCTTCTTGCTTGATTTCCTGCTCGACTTCCAGCACTTCCAACTCAGGGTCGGAAGCCAGCAACACGTACTGTGCCTCGTCGATGTCCTCAAAATAATACTCGCGGACATCGACCGTCTCATCAATGCGCCAATGCACGATGCCCGTTTTGCGGACCAAAGCATCCTTGAAAACGTCGTAAAGGACTTTGAAGCCGTTGTTGTCTTGGTAGAAGACGTAGTTGACGTAGTCAGTGGCCTGTTCCGCCAAAGGCACGTCTTCCCTGTTCCTTGGAACAAACTCGACGGCTTTTTCGGCGGAAGTGAACACGCGCAGCAGTGATGGCATCACCTGCAACACCGTGTCCCGGACTTCGGTCAGGACAATCGACGAGCGATTTTCTTCTTCGTTCCCGAAAAGATCGCCTCTATAATATCCGGTTGCCGCCTCGCGCATGGGGGCGATGTATTCGTCGATGTAGTCCGCTGCGTCATCAATCGCGCTGCCTACAACGGCGGAAAACTCTTCCTCACCCATCTCTTGGTCTTCGGGTTCTTCTTGGCCGTCCGCCATATACGGCCCGCCGTCTTCTTCTTCGTCATCGGCCTCATAAATGAGCTTGCCGGACTTATCCATCCGGTACTTTTTCTCCGTACCGTCGGACTTTACTTCCATTTCCGGCAGAGAACCCGCCTCGGACTCGATTTCAATCTCGCGTGCCACTGTTAGGCCCCCTTACGAACTCGCCACCACGACCAGCCAGTCTCATTACCAGCGTCATAGTGGGGGAAAATCTCGGTTACTGCTTGGAAAACGCCGTCCATCGGCAGATCATCGCCGCCCATTGTACCACCGTGCCTCAATTTAGGCCACCATGCCAGAATATCGGCCTTGACGCTGTCGTAATCGTGCCCAGCGTCGATCCAAATGAAGTCCACGCTCTCGTCTTTGAAGCGCCCGGCGGCAATCACACTATCTTCGCGGTGTATCTTGACGGGAATGGGCGCGTTTTGCAGGTTTTTCTTGAAAACGTCAAACAAATTTCCCCTATCGGGATCGTTATGGTGCGCTTCTTCGTCGGAACCATTCCAATGATCGACGCAATGTAGTGCAATGTTTTTGCCAGAGTTGGCGATTTCGACCGCCATGAACGCAGCGGAACGCCCTTTCCAGCTTCCGACCTCTACGAAGACAGCGCCCGGGTCAGCTTTTTGCACCGCTTCCTTATAGGCGGACGCAAAGTTGAACCAGCCTTGTATATTTTCGTAGAAATGCGGGTGGGTCATGATTATGCTGCCCGAGGAGCGTGTAATTCTGCTAAAACCGCTTCTATAGGGTCGTTCCCAGATTTTATACCTTTAGCGTTTAACCACGTTATACGCTCTTGCAGCAAAGCAAGCGCGTCTTTATCCCACTTTTGTCCACGTCCGGGGCGGATATAATCCCACGCCAAAATAGTGTGAGCTTGTTTATCCTTAATAAAAAGGTATGGCTCAATTATACGGATAAATTCTACGGCTTTAGTCCAACTTAGCCGCCATGTATACCCCTGCGCCCAATTCTCTTTTCGTGAAGAAAGGGGGTTTATGTCCCCACCGAATTGATCTTTTAAGGCGTTTAAAAGGTCTAGGTTAGTGTTCGTAACAAAAACACGCGGGAAGACGGTTCCACGTGTTTTACCAAAACCAATACTGCCCTCACCGTCAACTATTCCGGCGACATAGGGAATGGAAAAAGGCATATTATTTACCTTTTTTCTTTCTAGCTTCTGAATAGGCAATAGCAAGAGCTTGCTTTTTTGATTTTACAACCGGGCCACCCTTGCCGGAGTGGAGGGTTCCTTCTTTGAACTCCCCTAAAACTTTACTCATTTTCTTTTGGGCCTTGGTGGGCTTCTTCATCAGGAAAGCTCCGCTAAGAGGGGGGGGGGGGAAAGCAATAAAATACTCGTTGCTGTGGAAAATGTCTACACGACGCTTCTGCGTGGGTTACACGACGCCTCGGACGTTTCGCTTCAATGCCTTGCCGGGCACCCAAGCCGGTGCCCGCCCACCCACTTGGGCGGCAGCACTAGCGAACGTCAGACAGAGCGCATCCGCCAAGTCCGGCGACCGCAGCCCGCGTCGCTTCATCTCCGCCTTCGCCTCCACCTTGATCTTTCCGTTCGAGGCAAAGTTGTACCTTGGCGAAGCCAACTCTTGCCGCAGATCGTCGTTGCGCGGAAGTTTGCACGCACGCGATTGCAGCCAGTCCTTCGCCGCCAGCCACAGTTCGTCTCTGAGCCGGTAAGCCTGCTGGTTCATGGCCGCACTCTCCGACACGTTCACGTCGCGCACATTGAAACCCTGCTCGCGCAAACGGTCGGCTACGCCACCGCCCATGCCGATGCTGTCCACGCAAATTTCTGCCGGTCGTTCGAGGTTGGCCTCATAGACCACTTTGCCGACTGTTTCCATGAGGTCGGCCCCGGACCAGTGCTTCAACTCGACTAGGACATTGCCCTGTCGCTTGCAAAGCACCGTTCGGTCATCACCGAAGCGCGCCACGTCTAGGCCATAGATGAGAGGCGCAGACGGATCTAGCACCACGTCACGTTCTACCGCCGCGTCGATGAGTTCTGCGGGGATCAGTACGTCATCGTCTCGGAGGGCGAACTCGCCCAAGACACGGACGCGGAAGGCATTGGACATCTCGCCGTAGGTCGCGGCAATCTGCCGGACGAAGTCTTCGGAGACGAGCGGGTTGTCTTTGCACGAGACGTGCATCGTTTTCCAGTCGTTCGCCAACTGGTGGTGCGTGCGGAAAAACAGCCCGCTATTCCGGGTCGGGTTCCCGATTAGGACAGTCGTGGCAGCGTGTCCAGACATCGAACCCGCAGCACTCTCGAACACCGGTTCCGGGATAGCACTCGCCTCGTCGCAGATCAGCAGGACGTTCTCCGAGTGGACCCCCGCTAGTGCCTCGGGGCGCTCCGCACTCGACGTGCGGGCTGAGATGAACGAACTCTCGGGAGCGGCCTTTAGTACGATGCGATCTGAGAAAACCTCTATGCTGTCGCGCAGGACGGGCGGGAGGACGTTTATCCATTTTTTCACTTCAGAGAACAATGCGTCGAATAACTGCCCGGAGGTGGGGGCGGTACATACAGCTTTCTGAGGGAAACGGGTGAGCATGTGCCAAATGAGCGCCCACGAACACGCGGTCGATTTACCGACACCGTGCCCGGCCCTGACGGAGATGCGGCGCTCACCGCGTGCAATGGCGTTCAAGAAATTCTGCTGCCACGGCAGGGGGGAGGCGTTTAGCACTACTTGCACAAACTCGACGGGATTGTTTCGGTAAGTTTCTACAAATAATTCGTAGGCCGCTTCCATCGTGGAAGGGGTAGGGGGAGGGGGTGCAGCCTCACTCATGATTTTTTCCGTACAGAGACAGGGTCGTGCATATCGAAGCCGCACCCGGGGGACCCACCATGGGTAGGGGGGCTCATTTTGGGTCGCCCAAAATGGGGCCAACGCCCCAAAATGTGGCCGACGCCCTAAACTGGGTCATCTTCTTCGTCATCTTGGACCAATTCCTCAATCACTTGCTCAGTTTGTGCACGCAACATGGCAAGCGGGTCGATTTGCTCATTTGGCCTATTGACATCCCATCCATCACGATCATTGCCTAGTTTAGGTGTGATATCTAGCATTGGGGTTGTTGTCTCATTATGTGCGACACGTTTGCTTAATGAGATAAGCGCCGCAAGGTGAGCGTTAGGGCCATGTTCTACCGTAACGTCAAGCTTCGCTTGTTTGGGAATTGGGGCAACGCGCGCCAGTACTTCCTTTGCGGCACCTAGCGCGACTGTTTCATTGTCGGAGCGCAAGAGCTGTTCAAGGCGCGCGACAGCGACTGGGCCAAGCCCTTCAATGAGCCGTTTGGTTCTAGACTGGCGCAAGGTCAATCCGCCCGGAT